GACTTCGACGCGCTGATCGCCGGGCTGCCCTATTCCTGTCCGCTGGTCGCCATCGAAATGGGTGGCAAGCCGTTGCAGAACTTCGTCCATCCGGAGCGCGCCGTCTATCTGCTCGGTGCTGAGGATCACGGCATTCCGCCAGCGCTCCTAGCTCGTTGCCATCACGTTATTTCGCTGCCGTCCATTCGCACGCAGTCCTACAACGTTGCGGTCGCTGGATCGATGGTGATGTTTGACAGGCAGAACAAGGCCGGATGGAGAAACGCCGCATGAAAACCTTCGCCGATCTACTGCGCAATTTCCAGCAGAAAGAACGCCCGCAATGCCGCTATGCGCGCATCGTGGCCGAGATATCCAAGGGTAACGTTCAGGCCGAGCAGATCGCAAAAGCGACAGGCGATGGACTCAAGAACGTGCAGAACCGATTGAGCGAACTGCGCGAGGCTGGAATTCTTGAGGTCCGCTCACTCGCACGAAACTGCGATGTTGTCGGACGATCGCGGATTGAATGGAGGATTGCGGCTTGAAGCTGACAAAAGCTCAAATCAAGCAACATAAGGCGGCGCTTGAGGTACTTGCGAAGCCTGAGCTGACGTTCGATGACAAATGGTTCGTGCTGGAAAATTGGCAGGAATCGGCAAACCACATCAATTCTGCTGCTGGCGCTTTCTTCACACCGATTGGCTTGGCGCGCGATTTTGCAATCGAGGTCGTTGGTTCGCCGATTATCGATCTGTGCGCCGGCATTGGTTGCCTTTCCTTCATGGCCTATCACCGCAGTGAGTGGGACCGAGAGAGGCCGCGCGTTGTCTGCGTCGAAATCAATCCGGATTACGTAGAGGTCGGGAAGAAGATTCTGCCTGAGGCCGAATGGATATGTGCAAGCGCGTTCTCCGTTCGCGAAGGCCAGTATGGGTGCGTGATAAGCAACCCTCCGTTCGGCAACATCTTGGCGCCTGATTTCACTGGCCGCTATACCGGCAAGAGCTTTGAATACAAGCTTATCGAGCATGCGTCAAAGCTCGCTAAACATGGTGTATTCATCGTTCCGCAACAGTCTGCTCCATTCCGCTTGTCTGGACAGCCGTATTTCCGCGAGGACGAGCAGGGCGAATCAAGAAAATTTCGCGAGCAGACGGGAATTGCCCTTGAGCCTGGGTGCGGCATAGACACAAGCATCTATCGTGACGACTGGCGCGGAACCGGACCAACTTGCGAAGTTGTTATCTGTGATTTCGATCAACAACCAGCATTTGAGCTGGAGGCTGCCGCATGACCTTCCGCCGCGCCATAGGCAATCCAACGGATCGCCAGCAAGAGGAACAGGACCGCATCCGAGCGGTTGGCTGCATCGCATGCCTGATGCGTCGAGTAGGCGAGGTCAATGCGCCGCTTCACACGCCGGCAGAGATTCACCATATCACGCGCAACGGGATGCAGATGGGGCAGGAATATGTGCTCCCTCTTTGCGGATTTCATCATAGATCGCAGCCATTCACCGACACGCTTGCGACCGCTGAGGCATGCCGACGCGAGCTAGGCCCATCCTTGGCCGAAGGGTCAAAGGCATTCTTCGCGCACTTCGGCACGGATCAATCGTTGCTCAACCTAGTCAGGTGGATGGCTGGACTTGATCCCGTCCAAATTCCTGACCGTGCGCAGAGAAAGCGGAAGGGCAACACGCGCAGGCCGGAGAAGATTCTGCGGGGTGCGGCATGAATCTCCCGAATGACGTTACCAGCTGTTTCGGAATCTTCAAAGTAGAAGGCTTCGCATCACACAACAGGGCGCCCATCTGTAAGCGGCGTGAGTCATGCGAACGATACCTGCAGATTGCCCGCGATAAATCCGAAAACAGCATACATATTTGTAGTTCGTCGGCATTGTGCGCGGAAGGTTTCCCCGACTTCTATATCGAGGCGAAGCAATGCGACTAATCGCCAACAGTCAGGAATCGCTACAGCGATCGCTAGGAGATATTCGCGAGTCGTGGAACCAGCACAAGTACCTTGTCATCGACGTGAGGGAAGGGAAGTCGCGCAGCATCCCGCAAAATTCCCTGACGCACGCATTTTACGAACAGTTGGCCCGCGAGCTACGCGAGGACGATGCGCGCGGATGGAAGCGCTACTGCAAGCTCACGCACGGCGTTCCGATCCTGCTCGCCGAAGACGCCGACTTTCGCAACGCGCTCGGCCCGTCCTTCGCGGCCATGAGCTACGAGCAGCGATTGCAGGCAATGGACTTTGTGCCAGTCACATCGCTGATGACAAGAAAGCAGCTAGGCCGCTATGCGGACTCGGTGAGCGACGAGTTTCGCAAGCGTGGCGTTTATTTGGAGAGAGAGTAATGCTACTTGCAACGAAGCAGATTTTTTGCGGCCAGAAAATCTGGCTTGCATGCGATTCCGACTGCGCGCACGCGTGGGGCATGAACTGGCATGGTCCCAAGGGCGAAACGGCGCCCGCTGACCCAGGAACCTATGAGGGCGAGCACGGAAAGCCGACGAGCCTGGCCGAGGCTCACAACAAATGGTGCGCCAGAGAATGTGAGCGTTGCGCAATTCTCGCGCGTGGCGATTTCGACGATGACATGCCGCAACGGTTCGTAAAGCCTCGCGGCGCAGAACAGGAGGGAAATAGCAATGCGAATTGAGCAACGCAAGCGGAAATACACATACCGCGCTGAGGTGCTGGCAAAGATCGATGAGCGTCGAAAGATGCGCGGAATGGCGGCATCGCAGCGACAACGGCGATCAAGAACAGAGCGCATGCCGGAGGAAACGGCGCAGGAGTACATCGAGCACTACGAGCGCCACGGCATCGAGCACTTCAAGCCGGAGCATTGTCCGGCGAAATTCCGCGCTGCGGTTGTGGCGAATTTTGGGAGGGCGGCATGAGCATTAACACCACAGACAAGGAAACTCCAATGAGTATTACCCAAGACCTGAAAGAACAGATCGCGAAGCACCTGCCGGGCATGGTGGGCGACCAACTCAAGCAGCGCTTGATACAAGCCGATGAAGACGCGAGGACCGTTGTAATGCTTCGGGACGCGGTTATTCAGCGCGACAAGGCGATGAGCGAAGCGAATGAGCTAAAGGCGTTCGAGCAAACCGTAATGGCACGCGAAACAGCGGTAGCCAAAAGCGAGCAAGACTTAAAACTTCGCGAGGCGCTGATCCAGTTGCGAGAAAAGCACGCCGACGAGCGCGTTAAGGAACTTCGCTGCGTTGTCGCCGATGTTTTCGCAAATAGCCGCATGAAGTACGTCGAGAGCTATTCGCACAATGGATATAGCCCTGCAGGAAGTACAAATCACAGCGGTAGCCGCACGGTAGAGCAGCAGGGCTAATTCGCCATGACCAAAACCCCAGCAACCCAACTAACCCTTCGCGAGATGCGCAAGCGCGGCTATACCTGCGAGGTTGTGGAGCATTGGAATTCGTTTGTGCGCAAACGGTTCGACCTTTTTGGCATGTTCGACATTCTCTGCCTTGGTGATGGTGAAGTGGTCGGCGTGTAGACGACCAGCCGCTCAAACATGTCATCGCGGATCAAGAAGATTTCCGAGCACGAGAATGTAGCGGCGGTGAGGAAGGCGGGGATACGGATTCTCGTATAGGGATGGTTCAAAAACGACAAGGGGAGATGGGAATGCAAAGAGACAGACATCTCGTGAATGAGGATCGTGCAAAGCAGTTTGCCGAATTGGCACATATGGCCCAGGTACGAAAGTATACCGGCGAGCGCTATATCGCACATCCTGCCGCTATCGCTGAACTTGTGCGGAGCGTTGCGCATGACGATGCAATGATCTGTGCCGCATGGTTGCATGACGTTGTGGAGGACTGCGGCGTATCGATCGATGTGATTCGTGGGAATTTTGGTGACGACGTTGCCGAACTTGTCGAAATGCTCACCGATGTCAGCAAATCGGGCGATGGAAACAGGGCGGTGCGCAAGGCAATTGACCGAGAGCATACGGCCCATGCATCGGCTCGCGCCAAGACCATCAAGCTTGCCGACCTGATCGACAACTCACGGTCAATCCTTGCTGGCGATCCTGACTTTGCTCGCACATACCTGCATGAAAAGCGGCAGTTGCTAGCCGTGCTGAGTGAGGGTGACGAAACCCTGTTTGCCATCGCATCCACGATCGTCAAAAACGGTCTGAGGATGCTGGGATGATCTTCCTGCAAGACGGCCTGATCGAGTTTTTCATTTCGCAGGGGGCGAGCCGTTCGGTTGCGGAGAACTTGGCGACGGAGTTTGCCGAGAAGGCGGCTAGGGCGATTGAGCGCGAGAAGCGAGAGATGCATATCGCTGATCTGTTCGCTCGCACGAAGCTTAGTCACCGCGGTATCGCGCGCATTGTGAGATGCGACAAAAACACCGTTATTCGCACAATCGCGAAAAGTGGTGCATAGAGACGCAAAACGCACCACGATACGCGATAACCTGAAATTATGGACAAACGTAAAAGTGGAAAGTAGATCGGGATGCGCGGCGACGTCTTGCCTGACGGAATTTGCCACGATCCCGATTGGATGGGCGGGTACAACGAGGCGCAGGAACTGAACTTCGGCGAGGTGCCGCGTGGTATTCGGCTTGAACGGGAACAATTCGAGGCGCTTGTAGTTCACGGCGACTAAGTTTCGGGAAATCGCAGGAGACGGCGATGAAAGTGATTCTGATCCTTATGGCGCTGGCGGTTGTCAGTCTGTGCGGCGTCGCCGTTTACGCGATCCTCTCGGCAACGACCACCGGAGCCCTTGTGTTGTGGGCGATTCTCTTGGTTGCGAACCTCGTCAATGCATGGGGCATTGGCAGATTGCTCGCCTACGAGTTCTAACAATTTTTGCCGGTACAGCGTACGGAGCCTCGGCGTAATTGGGGCGGATTCTGGGCCAAAACCGGCCGGCATCGAACAACGCCACAGCCTCACTCAGCTAATGACTGGGCAGGATCAAAAGTTACGGAACGCGAGTAGCGCAGCACGGCGAAATACCGTCAACTGACCGCGAGGCGAATCAGGCCGTGACGATGTGGCTACATATTCGGCGGCAGTGGCAACACAGTCCGGGTAGCAACCCGGCGAGGTCGGGAGACTGGCGCGGAGCTAGACGAAACCTAAACCCGCACTGTAAAGGCTCGCGCGGGCCGTCCCGCCGATATATATACGAAAGTCGGGTATTCGCAACATATCGCTGAAACAGGTATGGAAAACGGCGAAAGTTGAACATATCCGACATGGAATCCAGGCTTGCCAGCTAACGGTGAGCAGCTTGCGTGCCGCATCTGGATATGCGGTTCGCCTAGAAGACCTTGCGGAGATAGCGGCTTAGCGGCTGCAAAGTACGCAAGGCCGGCCGGATTGATCCCCGGCCGCAATTATTCGAATCGCGCAACGCAAGAGTGCGCAAACCCTCCCCCGGTAGGGCGCGGACAACCGGGAATTTTTGATTTTCACGGTGGGGCGAGGCGTGGCTGGGAACGGCCCGGCCGGGCGCAGCAAGGCATAGCAAGGCAAGGCAATCAATTTGCGGAATGCTCGCGCTGACGGGCTACGGGAATAACGCGAAGCTGGCATACCGAGGGCAGAACCCCATGCTCGGTGAAGCTGAAACGCTGCCACCAGTTAGCAAGCCAGAGATCAGCGCTGGCCCGCAAACGAACCCCCGATCGCATCGGGGTAATTGTCGGTGAGGTCGCACCATATCCGGTATCGCATTCCGGCCTGCGGTATGACCAGCTTCAATTCAACCTCGCGGAGACGGCGAATTGAGTAACCAACTGAAAGGCTTTGTGATCGGAGTTGCGCCCACATGCCTCGTAAGCATCTTCTTCGCTATCCTCAAGCTGTGCGGCGCCGTCGATTGGTCTTGGGCAATGGTGACAATGCCAGTCTGGATCGGCCCGCTGCTCGCAATCGCATTCGTGATCGCGGCCCTGTCGTTCTATGGCATCCAGCATGCGCGGGGCGTTGACCTTGACCGGAAGGCGCCCTAATGCAGACTAAGCTTGGTTCTTTCGTCGAGGCTTGGGCAAATATCGCTGTAGGTTTCAGCGTGAATTGGGTCGCTAATATGCTGATTTTGCCGCTGTTCGGGTTCCATGTGACCGGAGTGGCGGCGTTTGAGATCGGCCTTTGGTTCACTGCGGTTTCGCTGGCGCGGCAGTACGTGCTTCGCCGCTGGTTCAATGGACTGCGCTGGGGAAACAATCGTTAATGATTGCTTCTGGAATATACGCAATAACCCATCGTGAATCGGGGCGCGCCTATATCGGCTCGGCGGTCAATCTCAACCGCAGATGGGCAGTACATAGATGCCGCCTGAATAAAGGTTCGCATCACTGTCCGCCGCTTCAAGCTGCGTGGTCGAAATACGGTGAGGCAGCTTTTGATTTTGCGGTTTTGCAGCATTGCGATCATAGCGAACTGCTGAATGCCGAGCAGGCATTGATAGATAAATTGGCGCCATATTTCAACGTGATGCGAATTGTATCTATTCCTCCAATGTTCGGCAGGAATCATTCAGTACGAGCAATTGCTAAAATGTCCGCCTCTGCCAAAAGCCGAAAGCGTCCGTCACCATCGGCTGAGACACGAGCTAAGATTTCCGCTAAAAATAAGGGGCGCCCATTGACCGCCGAGCATCGCGCAAAATTAGCGGCAGCTAAGTTAGGCGTTAAGCGCGGCACATATAGCGCCGAACATTGCGCACACATTTCTGCTGGACTTAAAGCTTCGTGGGCGTTGCGCGCATGAGCGTCGGTGATGTGGCGAGTCAGGAGCGAGGATCTGGCGCCAGGTTCAATACAGGCAAGCCATCATTCGATCTGATTCCGCTATCGGCGCTAGAGGATTGCGCCAAGGTGTTCGATTACGGACGGCGGAAGTATGCCGACTGGAATTGGGCTAAGGGAATGGCATGGTCCATCCCGCTTGGCTCGCTGCTGCGCCATTTGGCTGCATGGCAGCGGGGCGAGGATATAGATACAGAATCCGGCCTGCCGCATCTTGGGCATATCCACTGCAACCTTGTCATGCTTTCAACCTATGCGCGCACATTTCCCGAGGGCGACGACCGCGCAAAGAAATGGCTCGGTGGACTTAGCCGTGAACACGGCGAAGTTGAGCACGTCACGGACCCGAGGATCGCGAAAGATTCTGCCGATGCTGCGGTCGCTGAATTGCTACCGCCGCAGCCTGCGACGATTGCGACGGATGACTGATGCGGCTCGGTAAACGCATTTTTGTCATCCCCGATACGCAAGTCCGACCCGGTGACCCGACCGACCATTTCGATTGGATCGGTGCCGCGATCAAGGACTACGAGCCAGATATCGTTGTCCATTTGGGCGATCATTGGGACATGGCAAGTCTCTCGACGTGGGATGGCCAGTTATCCAAGGAGGGGCGCCGTTACACGGATGACATTGAGGCCGGGAATGCGGCACTTGACCGCCTACGGACTGCCATGGGCGGGTTCCAGCCGAAGCGCAAGGTTATCCTGCGGGGTAATCACTGTTACCGCATAACGCGCGCCGTAGAGGCTGACGCGAGACTCAAAGGGGCATTTTCGTTCGATCACTTCAATGATCGTGCGCTCGGTTGGGAGCCAGTCGATTACAACGGCTCAACGCCTGGAATTATTGAAATCGAGGGCATCAAGTTTGCCCACTATTTCGCGAACAGCATGACAAGCCGACCAATCGGCGGGAATGCCAGCTACAAGTTAACGCAGATCGGCTCGCCTTTCGTTATGGGCCATGTTCAGACCTATGACATCGGCACGAAGCAATACGCGACTGGTCGGGTGATTCGCGGAATTGTTGCTGGCGCAGCATATTTGCACGATGAAGAATATCGTGGAAATGCGAACACGCACTGGCGTGGCATCGTTGTCCTGAACGAAGTCAAACACGGCGACTTCTGCGAAATGCCGCTGACACTTTCGTACCTTTGCCAGAAGTACACCGGAACATCGCTCGCACGGTATTTGCAGCGACGCTACCGCCGAGCAAAAGAACGTTTCAGTTTGGCGCGAGCCGCCTAATGGATGAGTTCATAACACATATCCGAAGCGGGCTGCGGGTCAATCCCGCAACGGGGAAGGTTATCGGGCGTAGTGGCAGGCAGATTGGCTCTGCAGGAACGAGTGGGTATATCGCCGTTGGTTGGAAAGAGGGCAATCGTATTCAGGGGGCACGAGTCCATCGTCTTGTATGGGAAGTGGCTAATGGACCAGTGCCCGACGGCAAAGAAATCAACCATATCGACGGCAACAAGGCCAATAACTGCCTTTCCAATTTGGAAGCAATAACAAGGCGGGAGAATATACGCCACGCCTATAGCATCGGATTAAATCAATCGATTGGCGGCGGAAACGGACGCGCGAAGCTAACGCTTGGACAAGTGCATGAAATTATTCTTAGGCATGCCAGTGGAGAATCTGCTTACGGCTTGGCCCGGAAATTTGGTGTCGGAGAAACGGCGATAAGAAATATCGTTCAAGGTAAGCGCTGGCGAAAAGCGAGAGCCGCATGACCGAATTCACGCCCGATGAAGAGACCGAATGGGAGCAGGGCACATGGCTCGCTGAAGGCGAACTGTACCTGTACCCCGACACGGTGAAGATCGGCGGACACAACGTATTTTGCGTCGCGATGGTTGGCGGCGATGTTTATCTCGGAAGCCCTGACGACATGAAGATGCACAAGCTCGAAATGGTCAAGGGCATGACAAACGAAAAGGCAGTTGCGGCGCTACGCCCCAAGCTGGCCGCTAAGCAGGAGTGACAGGGGACCATGCAATCCATAGCCGACCATCCAATGGCGATTGACACCGTGAAAGCGGTTCCGGGCGCGGTAGTTTCAGCGTCGTATTTTTTCAACGTGACGCTGCCAGACATCATCTAGGTATGCACGGCGATCTACGTCATCGGCTTGGCGGTCTAGACCTTTTGGCGCGTGTACAAATGGGCCAAGGCGAAGAAAGCTGGTGACGGGGGCTAAGCGCGTGTCGTTGAACACTCGTGTTGCAACCATGTTTGGTGCCATTTCGATGCTTATTGCGGGCGTCATGGCGACGCAGCAAGAGGGTACGCGGTACGTTGCATATCAGGACGTTGGCGGAACCTGGACCATCTGCGAAGGCGATACGCATAACGTCAAGCAAGGCGATACGGCCACGCGCGAACAGTGCGATGACCGCTTGCGCAAAAACCTGATCGCAGCCAGCTAGACGTTTGACCGCTGCGTGAAGGAACGAGTTAGCGTCTACGAGCGCGCCGCTTTCCTGGACCTGGAGTTCAACATTGGATCGGGGGCATTCTGCGGGTCAACGCTGGTGCGAAAGCTCAATAGCGGCGACCACAAGGGCGCCTGCGATGAAATTCTCCGCTGGGTGTACGCAGATGGCAAAGACTGCCGCATCGCTGAAAATAATTGTCTCGGCATCGTGAAGCGCCGATACGACGAACATGCAATGTGCATTCAAGGCCTGCAATGAAATGGTTCGCTCTCCTGCTCGGCATCCTGCTCGCCGTCGCGACTGGCACTGTCATTGAGCAGGAGGCGCGGTACGTAGAGATGCGCGCCTATGCCGCCAGGCTCTACATCCACAATCAGCAAGCTATGGCCGCATACGCCAAGTGTGTGCGCAATAGCTGGAAAAGTACATGATCGACAACAATCCTTTCCTTGAAGCAATCCAGATGGCCGAGGCGGCCATGCGCGAAATGTCGAATCTGATTATTGAGCACTACGAGGATTTCGAGCATCAAAACCTTCCCGCGCCGGAGGATGGCTGGGTATGAAGACCTTGTTTCTTGTGCAGATTCCGCATTACGAAGCAATATTTGACGATAGTGACGAGCTTCTTGGCTCTTGGCATGAAAACGACGCTTGTTGGCGAAATGAATTTTATCAAGAGTTAATGCAGAACCTAGGGTATCGGGTCGCAAGCAAACCGGCGTCAATGGAAATGAAAAGGAAGATCAAAGCGAAATGGGGCGAATGATGGAAACGCTTCTCGCCATCTGGACAAAGCTTCGCGGCTGGGCAATCGGCATCGGTGCCGTTCTGCTTGGCATTCTGCTCGCGATCATCGTTGCATTCCGCAAGGGATCGAACACGGCAACAGCCAGCATCGAGGCAACCCAAACGCGCGCAGTGAATGACGCGCTGGTTAAGCGGACGACGATCGTTGAGCAGGTTCGAAATCTGCCCGAAGGCGCGGCGGCTGAGAAGCTGAAGGCTGATTGGAGCCGGGACAAGTGAAATTGTGGCTTGATGACATTCGCCCCGCGCCAGATGGCTGGCATTGGGTGAAGACGGTTGACGAGGCAAAGGCCATGCTAATTCGTGGCGGCGTTGAACACGCCAGCCTAGATCACGATCTTGGCGCTTGCAGCGACTGTCTGAACGGCAGAACACCGGAACAATGGCTGGAAGAAACGAATTTCACAGCGATGCCGCACTGCGATCATTTCGGCACTGGCTACACCCTGGTTTGCTGGATGGAGGAAAACGACATCTGGCCGCCATACAAGCCGGCGGTTCATAGCCGCAATCCTGCTGGCGCGGCGAAGATGCGCGCTGCCATTGAGCGGAAGTATTCCGCGTGAGAATCATCGTCAAGGCGGCAACATTCGTTGTGCTGGGAGCAACACTCGCGGGCTGCAATCTCCTGCCGGTTCGCACAGTCCACGACTATTGCCAGCTCGACAAGCCCGTAAAGCTGCTGAACGCCGAATACGACCTACTCGGCAAGGAAAGCCAGGATTTGATCTTGGCGCATAACGAGGCCGGCAAAGCGGTATGCGGCAAGACGTATAAATGATGGAAATGAGTCCAGACATCGTATACGGCGGCAGTTTCGTTCTTCACTGCTCAGGAAATAAGCCGCATATCAGAAAATTCGGCCCCCTCTGGTTGTGCAGCAAAGGCTATGCACTTCACGCCGCTAGACGCATTCCGTTCGCTCAAGGCAATGAAGGATGACTATGACGGCATCTGACAAAGGCACTACCGATCTCTGCGAGAAAGATGGGACGTGGTGAGTGATGAGCGATACGACGGGCTGGTAAATGAGCCGCACGAAACGAAGTGAACCGTCTAGCGGTTGCTGGATGCGTGTACCGAAGGGTAAGAAGTCCGAGCGCATGCGCTTGGAGCGCATTGCGGAAGACTTCGGGGAAGAGGGCATCGTGCAGCATAGGCAGCGCAAGGCGGTCCCTCGCGACAGTTGGGACGATGTTCAAATCAGCTATACGCGAGGCCAGCCGTGGCAGCGAGTGGTTAAGAGCCAATGGATGAGGCGATGATGACTAGCGCTAGATGCGAATGTGTATGCCATATCGCTGGCGGTCACTTTCTTCATAATTACCCATGCTGCGATCAAATGGGCCGTCAAATATAGATGGATATTCAAGAGGCGGCAGAGTTGGCTATCGAATCCCTCGGCCATCGCGTTTCATCTATCTACGATCTGCAACGAGGCGTGCTCAAGCTGTTTATCGACCAGCCGGAATGGATGACGCCGGCAAGCTTGGAAAGGGCGGATGACGATTACCGGAGCATGCGCAGTGCGACCAAGTGACGAGGATCAGATTCGCAAAGTGGCTCGCTGGTTCACGCGGGCGTATGCCGCCTGCAATCCGCAATTCCTGCGCGTGCTAACGGCTGGGGAGCGTTGTGAGCAATACGCTGACTACTACGCCAAGGTCGTCATGCATGGAATGCGGAAATGACCCCGCTACAAGTCATCGACGAACGCTAGGCCGACTTGTGCGGCCAGTACGCCAACGAAGGCGTAGCGGCTTTCCTGATCCGAACGACCGAAGACGGCAACTGCCGAATCATCGGGCCGCAATTCGATCCGCAAACCATCGCGAAAATGCTTAGAACGGCTGCGCAGGTCTATCTCGACCAAGTGCCGCCGATGAAGACGAATTAACTCAGGGGTTAGCTCAGTCTGGCCAGAGTTCTCGATTTGGAATCGAGTTGTCGAAGGTTCAAATCCTTCACCCCTGACCATTTGAAATGCGCCGTTGGCGAAATTGGTAGACGCACCGTCCTTAGAAGTCGGCGCCTTAGTGCATGGGAGTTCAAGTCTCTCACGGCGTACCAAACATGGAAACGTGGCCGAGAGGCCGAAGGCAGCCGCTTGCTAAGCGGTACATCCGCAAGGATGCGTAGGTTCGACTCCTACCGTTTCCGCAGAACGATCGGCGCGTAGCATAACGGCAATGCCGCGATCTCTAACATCGCTCGATCTCCGTTCAAATCGGAGCGCGCCCGCCAAAATCAGGAAATGCAATGTCATGCCAGTCATGCGCCAGGCGCAGATAGTGGATGCTGGATAAGGTCAAATAGGTTTGGAGGCTGATAAATGACGACGCCAGAGAATCAGGAAGCGATACTAAAGATGTTCTCCACATTGTCAGAAACGACGGAGGCAATTCTCAAGATGGCCGAGGCAATGAACAGATCGGCGGATAGCATCTTGAAGCTGACGGAAGTGCTTCTGAATCCTCCGGAGCAAGATGAGCCAGACGAGCACGCATCGGGATATTTGAGCGGATGAGCAAAGAAGATTGCGATAAGAAGATAGTGCTGGCAGCAAGAGCGCTATCTCAGGCTCTTACTGAGGCCGGAGGTTGCGGATATACCGTATATGCCCACGCGACAGATGTGACCAGCCTTGACTCGCGTAGTGCCGAATATGTATGGCACGTCACCGTTAGAGAGACGGCAGAGCGTTTGATTGCATGAGCAAATGGGGGCAAGGCCGAGGCGGTAGTAGATGGCGCAAGCTAAGGGAACGAATCCTCCAGCGCGACAATTACCTATGCCAGCCATGCAAGCGCCAAGAGAGGGTGACTGAGGCAAAGTAGGTCGATCACATCACGCCTAGGGCGCGCGGCGGAACGGATACCGAATACAACCTGCAATCGATCTGTGACGAGTGCCACGAGCGCAAGACGCAGATAGAGGCAGGAGCCAAGCCGGCGAGACTTGAACGACGCGATGCAGGGATGAGTCCGCATTGGGACAGGTGATGGAAACTTTATCTTGGCTATGCGATAATCGCGCGCGAGATAAAGCGGCCCGATACCGTGCGTCAACACTATATCGGGCCTAACCAATAACCTGATTGAGGCAGGCCAATGGCTGAGGGCGAGTGTATAGATTGCGGTGCGCAAACGAAAGTATTTGTATCAAGCGGCAAGCGCGCTAAACGATGCGCTGATTGTCGAGCAAAGAAGTTACAGCCCCGCCCAAGGCCAGTCAGACAACGGATACTGGGATTGTGCGAGTGGTGTAAGTTACCATTCAGCAGCTTCTATCCCGAGCAGCGGTATTGCAGCAAATCATGCGCGGCGTTATGCAAGGTAGCTAATGGCGTAGCTGTTGGCATACATCTCCCTCTACCAAAAGAGGAAAAGGCCGCACGCCTAGCCGATGCTCGCAGGCTGCGAATGATTCGCAAGGAAGTGCTGGCATTAAGAAGAATCGCTGGATATGTGGAAAGACCGGCAAAGCGCAGGCGAAAATGCCAGTCATGTGAGGAAATGATCATCGTATCCCGAACGCTTGGCGGATGCCGGCGAGTTTGCTTAGACTGCACGAAGAAGAATAAAAGAAAGAGTCGATTACTCTACTTCAAATCAGATGCAGGTCGCCGCAATAGACGCACAGCCAAGGCAAGGCGCAGGGCAATAGAGCGCGGAGTTGCTGCCGATAAGATTGATCCGATTGCAGTCTTCGATCGGGATAAGTGGAAGTGCAAGCTATGCGGCACCCATACTCCACGCAGGCTGCGCGGCACGTATGAACCTAATGCACCCGAGCTGGACCATGTTGTGCCGATATCTTTGGGCGGCGCCCACATATGGAGCAACGTGCAGTGCTCATGCCGCAAGTGCAATGGCGATAAAGGCGCGACGATTAAGGGCCAATTGGCGCTGGCGCTGTGCGCATGACCCCAGGCGGGGACCTTCAAAGCTTTTTCTGATCCAAGTTGACACCGTGTCCGTCACTTCTTTTCAGCTATTTCGTAACAATTTCTGTGGTAAATAAGCAACGCAATGTCTCGTAAAAGCACAGAATCTCTAAGCGTTGCCACGGTTTCGGCACTGCCTTCAAGGCTTGAGCCGCCCGAATCTCTGACAACTAAATAGATCGAGCTATGGCGCGCGACGGTCGCGACTAAGCCGGTGGATTGGTTTGCCGCAGATAGCGCGCCATTACTGATGGAATACGTGCGGGCTGTTGCTATGTGCGATGCACTTGCAGTCAAGATTGATTTGGCATGCACTGGTAAAGCGGTAGAGGAAGGCATGATGCTAAAAAACCTTCTCGATATGCGCGATAAGGAATCAAAGCGCGTCGCGAGCCTGGCCACGAAGCTGCGGCTGACGAATCAGAGCCGGTACACGCCGCAGGCAGCGGCCACGGCAAACAAGCGCTCGGCGCAGGGTGGTAAGTTGTGGCAGTTCGGAAACGGTAGCTAACACGCGCGCAGCGAAACATTGCGTGGATCGAAACGTTTTGCCGTATTCCCGAGGGAAAGGATGTTGGCAAGCCGGTCAAGCTGAGGGATTGGCAGTAGCGCGAATTGATTCGGCTCTACGATTCTCCGACGCGGACATTCATTCTTTCGTTTGGCCGCAAGAATGGTAAGACCGCCCTGATTGCCTTCATCGTGCTCTTGCATACTTGCGGACCGGAAGCAGTAGGGAATTCGGAAGTGGTATCTGGCGCCCGCTCGCGCGACCAGGCGTCGATGGTCTTCCGATATGCGAGCAAATGCGCCCGCCTATCGCCCGATATTTCGCAAGCGGTTGTGATTAAAGATACAGCCAAGGAAATCGTCTGTCCTGAACTTGGAACGACGTATAAGGCGCTGAGTGCTGATGCGGCAACGAATGTGGGCCGCTCGCCAGCTCTGGCGATCCACGACGAATTAGGCTAGGTCCGCGGCCCTCGCGATGATTTCTTCGAGGCGATTGATACTGCGCAGGGCGCGCATGAACATCCGCTATCAATCATCATCTCGACTCAAGCCGCAAAGGATGGCGATCTGCTCTCAGTAATGATCGATGATGCACTGAAAGGCGCGGACCCGATGATTAAGGTGGCGCTCTATACTGCTCCACAAGACCTTGATCCGTTCAGCGATAAGGCGATCAGGGCGGCAAACCCGGCGTTCGGCGATTTTCTGAACGCAGACGAATGCAGGCGGCTGGCGGAAAGCGCGAGGCGCATGCCTTCGAGAGAGTCGGCGTATCGAAATCTCATCCTAAACCAAAGGGTGAATATGAGCGATCCGTTTGTGACGCGCTCGGTTTGGGAAGCGAATAGCGCTGAGCCGGATTTCAGCGTTGTACAGGAATGCTATATCGGCGTTGACCTATCTGCGCGCAATGACTTGACGGCAGTGGTCGTGGTGGGGCGCGATGGTGCTGGATTATTCCATGTGTTGCCCTATTTCTTCGCCCCCAAGGTCGGCGTCGAGGAACGCAGCCAGCGTGATCGAGAGCCTTATGATGTTTGGGCGCGAGAGGGAAAGATCACGCTGACTCCTGGTGCATCGGTTGACTATGCCTATGTTGCCTAGCAGCTAATTGAATTATGCGATTCATTCGATGTGCGTGCGATACCGTTTGACCGCTGGCGCATGGATGTACTGAAAAACGAGCTGTCACGGCTCAGCGCCGAATTGCCGCTTGTGCCGTTCGGTCAGGGATTTAAGGATATGACGCCCGCGCTGGATCAGCTTGAATCGCTGCTGCTGGACGGCAAGATCAGGCATGGCGGCAATCCGGTGCTCGATATGTGCGCGGAGAATGCCGTAGCAACTCGCGATCCTGCCGGCAATCGCAAGCTGGACAAATCTAAAGCAACAGGCCGAATTGACGGACTTGTTGCGCTCGCAATGGCTATCGGCGCGGCGAACACACAAGCGCCGGCCAAGCCTCCCGAATACCAAATGATGATTCTGTGAAGGAATAAACGATGTCAGACAACAAACGCGCCTATTCGGTTTTTTAGGTCAAATCGATCGATGCCGCGAAGCGCACGTTTACGGGCTTGGCGACTACGCCAGCCGTTGACCGGGTTGGCGATACGATCGACCCGCTCGGCGCAACGTTTCAAAATCCGGTAGTGCTGCTGCATCAGCACGAGCACGATGAGCCGATCGGCTAGGCCGTCTTCGGCAAGGCGACAAAAAATGGACTCCCGTTCACCGCGACGATCCCGCAGTCTGATGGATTGCCTGATTGTGAACTTAAAGACCGGCTGGATACGGCGTGGGGCGAAATCGAGTTGGGTATCGTGCGCGCCGTGAGCATCGGATTCCGTCCGTTGAAATATGCGTTCAACGATAATGGCGGCGTCGAATATCAAGAGATCGAGGTCTACGAGCTTAGCCCTGTCTCAGTTCCGTGCAACTAGGAAGCGGTCATAACGTCCGTCAAGTCGATGGGCAAGGCGCTGCCTCGCGAGGTCGTGGACAAGATCAAGGAATTCGATAGCGCTCCGGCACGAGTCCAGAAACGCATCAAGCATGCAATCCCATTGGTGGCAGCGGTACGAATTCCGAAGGGCGCGGTTTCGCTCAAAGCAAAATGAGACTTCGGAACGATCGCGGACATATTCATAGTCCAGATGATCTTCGAGGGCTGCGAAAAGTTTTTCTGAACGGCAAACAGATTGACCATGTTCTCTTTGCGGATACGCGAAATGGCAAGGTTTGCATGACGGATAACCCGCCGAAGGTAGACAAGTACCGAAAGCGAATAATCCGGCGAACGAAATACGGCAAAGTAGAAGTCAAATTCATTCATGCGGACATCGCTCCCCTTTGTTGCGGGGGCCATAGGGCCGCAATTCAACCAAAGGAAATTCAATATGGCAGGTAAGACTTTCGCTGAACAGGTTGCCGATCTCAAGGCCACCCGTGACAGCAAAACCAATGAAATGAACGCCTTCGCTTAGAAGTCATTGGATGAAAATCGTTCGATGGATGAGGCCGAGGCCGAAGCTTTCGATACTCTCGAAAATGAAATCAAGCGCATTGATGGCGATATCGCTCGCCTGACGCGTCTTGAAAAGATTAATGCCGAGAAGGCCGTTGTCGTTGCCGGCGCCAAGTCGGAAGATGCGAGCAAGACCCGCGAGGGTGTGACGGTCAAGAATACGCAGAAGCTTGAGCCGGGCGTCGAATTTGCCCGCTATGCGATGTGTCTGGCCGCCGCGAAGGGTGACGTGGGCCGCGCGTTCAATATCGCGAAGAGCCAGATCCCGCAGACCGATCGCGTTGTCAACGCACTGAAGTTCCAGGCCGAGACGGGCTAGAGCTTTGAATCGCTCATCAAGTCCAACGTCAATGCCGGCACTACCTCGGATGCGACTTGGGCTTCGCCTCTGGTCAACTATCAGATTTTCACGGCTGATTTCGTGGAATATCTGCGTCCGCAAACCATTGTAGGCAAGTTCGGCCAGGGTGCGATTCCGTCGCTGCGCAATATCCCGTTCAATGTCCGAATTGCTGGTCAGACTTCAGGCGGTGCGGGTTATTGGGTTGGTCAGGGTGCGCCGAAGCCGCTCACCAAGTTTGATTACAACGCGACAAATCTGACCTGGGCCAAGGTGGCCGCGATCTCGGTCATCACGGATGAACTGATCCGCTTCAGCAATCCGTCTGCCGAGGCGCTTGTGCGCAATGGCTTGGTGGATGCGCTGCGCGAACGTCTGGATATCGACTTCATCGATCCGGGCAAGGCTGCGGTTGCGAACGTCTCTCCGGCGTCGATCACCAATGGTGTTGCTGCGATCAGCTCCAGCGGTTCGGATGAAGCGCATGTCCGCGCTGACCTTCGCGCTCTCTGGGCGCCGTTCATTGCGGCGAACATCGCCCCGACTACTGCGGTCTACATCATGTCTTCGACTACGGCCCTTGCCCTGTCGCTCATGGTCAATGCCCTGGGTCAGCGCGCGTTCCCAGACATTTCGATGAACGGTGGCACGCTGCTCGGTATTCCGGTCATTGTGTCGGAATACGCAAAGAACACGGGCGGTTCCGCTGGCGGCCTCGTCATCTTGGCGAACGCTTCGGATATCTGGCTGGCAGATGACGGCGGCTTCACTCTGGATGCGAGCCGTGAGGCTTCGCTGCAGATGGACGATGCGCCGAGCGTCAATAGCGCCACCGGCACCGAATCGCAGCTCGTCTCGATGTTCCAGACGAACAGCGTGGCTCTGCGTGCGGAGCGTTTCATCAACTGGCAGAAGCGTCGCAGCGCTGCCGTGTCGTATCTCGACGCGGTGACCTGGGGTAGCTGAGTAAGTTGAATTGGGTGCGGCTCCTAACGGGGCCGCACCATTTTGGAGGGATGATGAGCAGAGTTCCAATAAAAATTACTCGTGCGTTTCGCGGTAATGCGGTTGGCAGCGAAATGCGGGTTTCGGCGCACGAGGCGCGGTTTCTTGTTCTGTCGAATCATGCGGAGTACATCACGACCGCTCTCACACCGGAAAAGGTGGCGGTAACCGCTGCATTGGTGGAATTAACGACTGACTCAACGGAACCATCCGCAGATGACGAGGCATCTGGAGAAGAATCCGATGGCGTCGAAATCTCGCCGCGAACTGGCCTACCAAAGCGACAGTATCGCCGTCGCGATTTGACTGCGGAGTGAAGATGAAGGTGATCTGCGGCTATGCTTTGGCGTTTGCTGCGCAAGTGCGCCGCATTGCCCTATCGCCGATTACTTGGGTGCTCGCCCTTTTCGTGGCTGGCGGCGCACAAATCACGCACGGCATCGCACTCGCTGCCGGAGTTCCTTATGGCTGGATTTGTGCTGGCCTATTTTGCCTCGCCATGGCGTATTTGATCGTAAGGGGAGTGCGGAATGCCTGACATTTTTCAAGCGCTTAGCGGGCTGGTGAAGTCCGTACCGGGTAGCCTATAGTCGGTCGATAGTCGCGGCTGGCTCCCGCTTGTGCGCGAACCATTTCCCGGCGCATGGCAACAAAACGCATCGCAGACGGTAGATGGACAATTGTCCTACTACGCGGCATATGCATGCGTCACATTGATTTCAAATGACTTCGGTAAATTGCGTCCTCGCCTTGTCGAAAAACGCGGGAACATCTGGAAGGAAACGACGAGTTCGGCATTTTCGCCAGTCATTCGCAAACCGAATCGCTATCAGAACCATATCCAGTTTAAGGAATGGTGGGCGATGAGCAAGTTGGTTTTCGGAAATACGTATGCCCTGCTTGAGCGCGATGCTCGCGGCATCGTGGTTCAGCAATACATTCTCGATGCTCGCCGCGTTTTGCCACTCGTTGCGCCAGATGGCCAGGTCTACTATCAGCTTCACACGGATAACCTTTCCGGTGTTACGGAAGAAATCCTAGTTCCGGCATCAGAGATCATCCATGACCGGATGAACTGTCTGTTTCATCCGCTGGTCGGCATCTCGCCGCTATACGCTGCCGGCGTACCTTCGGCGCAGGGTATCGCGATCCAGAATTCCAGCCGTAGTTTTTTTGCGAATGGTGCGCGTCCATCTGGCGTGCTGACTGCGCCCGGTCAAATCGGCCAGGAAACCGCTGACCGCCTGAAGCTGGCATGGGAAGAAAAATTTACCGGTGTGAATTCCGGCAAGATCGCCGTACTCGGCGATGGCTTGAAGTATGAACCGATGGTCATGACGAGCGCCGATGCGCAACTCATCGAATAGTTGAAAATGACCGCGGAAATGGTCTGCGCCGCCTTCCATGTTCCAGCGTTCAAGGTGGGTATCGGCCAGATGCCGACCTATCAAAATGGGGAAGTGCTGAATCAGATCTATTATTCGGACTGCCTGCAATCCTTGATAGAGGAATACGAGCTTTGTCAGGATGAGGGTCTTGGTATTGGCGAGGCGGTCACTATCAACGGGCGCAGCACACAACTAGGCGTTGACCTCGACTTGCGCGGTCTGTTCCGCATGGATACGGCGACGCAAATGCGCACGCTCGGCGAAGGGGTGAAAGGTTCCATCCTGACTGTCAATGAAGCGCGCGAGGAGATGGATCGCGACAAGATTGCCGGCGGTGATACGGTATATATGCAGCAGCAGAACTTTAGCCTCGAAGCGCTCGCCAAGCGCGATTCCCTGCCCAATCCGTTTATCCTTGACCGCCCAACTGCGAATCCCGACCCATCTGTTAGCGGACCTCCGGCGAATGCCGATCCGAACCAAGACCAGGAGACCGGCAAGGCTTTCGCTTATGACGTGCAAAAAGCATTTGAACAGGAGTTAGCCGCGTGAATTTCGATCCCGTTGAATTTGGCAGGGGACTGGCGCGGTCAGTCAAGGCGCTGATTTAGGAGCGCTTGGCACCAATGGAAGCACGGCTTATCGCTGTGGAATCCCGCGCATTGCTTCCCGGTCCATAGGGCGAGAAAGGCGAAACCGGCCAAACTGGTCCGCAAGGTGATCGCGGACGCGACGCGGACATGGGCGAGATCAAATCGCATATCGATCTAGCGATTTTGGCGACGGTCAAGGATTGTTTCGAAAAGTCTGCCGATTCTCTTAAGGGAGAAAAGGGCGATCCGGGGGTTGCTGGCGAACACGGTCAAATCGGCCCGCAGGGCCCGCAGGGCGAGCGCGGTGCGGATGGCGCTATCGGCGCATAGGGCGAAAAAGGCGAGCCGGGGAAGGACGCACCTCCAGTCGATATGCGCGCCCTTGCCATTGAGCTTTCAAAGTCTCCCGAGATACGAGTTGTTATCGATTTGATTGTCGCTTCAGGAGTTGCCGAATATTTCAAAGAGCATCCGATCAGGCATGGCAAGGATGGTGCAGACGGCGTTCCGGGTCCGCAGGGTGCCAAGGGAGAAAGAGGCGAGACTGGCGCCGATGGCGTTGGTCTTGGCGGCGCAATCATCGATCGCGATGGCCAGCTTGTCGTCACACTCACCAATGGCACGGTCAAGACGCTCGGCCCTGTCGTCGGCAAGGATGGCGAGGCTGGTCGAGATGGCGCGAATGGCAAAGACGGTCTAAGTGTCGAGGGCCGCGAACTTGCCTATGATGGCGAGACTGGCGAAATCATCGAACGGTGGAATGCTGCCGGAGAGATGAAGGAATTCCGCTATCCCGCCGTAGGCATTCGCCAGCGCGGCTATTGGCGTGAAGGTACGGCATGCAAGGCTGGTGATGGCATGACGCATGGTGGCTCGTTCTGGATTGCCAAGCGCGATAATGCGAGCAAGCCGTGCCCGGAGAATGCTGACGATTGGTATCTATGCGTGCGCAAGGGGCGTGATGGTGAGCGCGGCCCGGCGGGTTCGGCATACGTTCCGCCCGCACCGGTCAAGTTGGAAGCGGCGAAATGACAAACCTCGTTTCGCTCTCTCAGGCAAAGGCGCATCTTCGGGTTGACACAACTGATGAAGATACGTTTATCGCGCTGATTGTTTCCGCAGCCAGTGCGGCAGTGCTCGGCTACGTCAAGAATGGCCCGGACATCTTTCTGGATTCTGCCGGTGATCCGATCCTAGATAGCAATGGCGATCCGCTCGGCATCCCGGACGATATGAAATTTGCAACACTCTTGCTTATCGGCGAGTTCTACAAGAATCGCGAAGGGCAATCCGAAAATCCGGTTGACCCGCAACATGGTTACGCTTACCTGAATCGCGCTGTCGTATCGTTGCTGTATCGCTACCGCACGCCAAGTCTCTCTTAACTGGAAATCGCATGTCCTTTGAAGTCAAGCAATGGGATTATTCCGGCCAACCAGAACTGAAGGAGCGTCTTCTTTCAAAAATTCGTGAGACCGAACAATTCACAATACTGGTCGATGAAAAAACCGATCGATGGATTTTGGTTGGCCCGAACGATGATGCTTCAATCGCGGAAGCCTCAATTATGTGCGCCGCACTGAGTGTTCTATCCAATGACAATTGACGCAGGAAAACTCCGTCATCGCGTCGCGCTGCAATCTCAAGTACAGACGCAAGACCCAGACACGGGAGAAATCACGGTTGCGTGGTAGACGCAGGCGATTGTTTGGGCGGCAATCGAACCGCTATCCGTGCGCGAGTTTTTGCAATCGCAGGCCGTGCAGTCCGAGGTGACGACACGCATCACAATCCGTCGCCGGAGCGATATAACCGCCGCATGGCGTGCGGTGCATATGGTCAACGGCGTGCTGGGAAAGATTTACAATATCACGGGCATTCTGGCCGATCCGGTCAGCGGCTTGGAATACCAAACGTTGCCCTGCTCGGATGGCGTGAATCAGGGCGGGGCGTAATGCTGTTCGCCGTTTTGTGTACCGGGCCGAGTTTGACGCGTGAATAGGTCGAGGCATGTCGCGGAAGATGCAAGATTGTCGCGGTGTCGGACGCATGGGAGCTTGCGCCATGGGCTGACGCGATGGTTTCGCACGATGCTCAATGGTGGCGTGCGCATCCCGAGGTAACGTTTCGAGGGCCAAAGTTCACGGCGCACCCATAGGGGTTGCATGAATTCGGCATCAAGGAATTCAAGCATGCGGAAGGGAATAGCGGAACATTAGGGATCGAGGTCGCGAAATATCTCGGCGCAACACGCATCCTGCTACTCGGATGCGACTTGAAAGGATCGCATTATTTCGGGCCACATATGCTTCCCGGACTTAAGAACACGACGCCGGAGAGGTTCCAAATATTTCAACGGCAGTTTGCGCTCCGATCACACCTTCCGGTCGTGAACTGTTCGCCAGATTCGGCGCTTGAATGTTTTCCGCGCGGCAATTTGTTGGATGAACTGAATGCCTACGGCATGGCTTGCGATCAGGCCGCTTGAGTCTCGGATTGCCGCCTTCACGGCCGGGCTGAAACGATGCGGGTTCGCGGTAAGGCAGGAAATGACGTTCACGCCAGATGCTGGCGATGTCCTGATTATCTGGAATCGATACGGCTAGGCGCACGAATGCGCGAAGGCGTTTGAACGAAAGGGATTGACTGTTCTGGTCGCCGAAAATGCGACATGGGGCAATGACGCGCTAGGAGGCCCGTGGTTGTCGCTATGGCGAGGGCTGCACAACCGAGTGGATTCGGTATACGACGGCGGCAGAGAGCGTTGGGATGCGCTGCAGATGCCCTTGGCGGCATGGCGGCCTGACGGGGGCGAAATAGTCGGCCTACCTCAGCGTGGAATCGGCCCAGAAGGTATTGCGATGCCGCGAGGATGGATTCCGCCGGGCTGCGACCGAATCAGGGCGCATCCGGGGACAAGGGATTGCACACCGCTGGAAACCGATCTTGCGCATGCGTCCAAGGTTGTGACCTGGGGAAGTGGCGCGGCGGTCAAAGCGCTGATGATGGGCATCAAGGTCGAATCCCATATGCCGGGATGGGCCGGCGAGCAGAATAATACCGATGCTGGACGGCTAGCAATGCTGCGACGACTAGCTTGGACCTAGTGGCGGCTGAGCGAGATTGAAGGCGGAGAGGCATTTTCATGGCTTATACGCCAAATGGGAGACATATGAGCGCGCTAAGATACGCATGTCCGCGATGCCTATGCTAGAAACTCGTGCTCGCAGCGGCCAATGCCCCAATTCAATGTCTAGATTGCCGGTTTGGATTCTATCTGGACGAGGCAATCGAAGTTCTCTTGCCCCAATAGGCCGAGGACGAGCGGTGAAAGTAATCGTCTGGCTCTGTCGTTGCCTTTTCGGCTCTCCGTTCCGCTGGAATTTCGATTAGGACGATGTGGCGACTGAGTGTCGCAGACGAGGATTCTACTTTGTGCGGCACCTACCCCTATTCATGGGTAGGGAGTTTCGGAGATGACATGCATTGATAGGGCGCAATACATCGCAGATACATTCAATACGCCTGAATCTCATTGGCTAGGAAAGCGTGTTGTTGGTGTTGACCTATGGCGCGGCCCAGTCGGAGCGAGGCTGCATTTCGCGGATGGAACATCCGTCGTTCTGAATGGTGGATTTGCCGCCGATCTTTGGGGTGAGATGCCAACACGCGAGAGATCAACGCCGCAGCAGAAAGAATCGTTCGGCAGCGTGAGCGCGCATCCGTTGCCGCACAAATATCGGGGGCGTGCACGTCCCGAAAGCGGTTGTCACCTAACAATTGAAACCAACCGCAAGGCACAATCTAGTCCCCGAATCGAAAAATATGGCCGTTGTTCTGATAACAGGAAAGGGTGGTAAGTCAGGAAGTTGGCAGATCAGAGGGTAGTAGCTTGGTGAGGCAATCGGGGCAGAAGTATTGCCAGAAGCTGAAACCTATGATTGTCGCGCCTCGCAAGTCGTCATCTGCGTCAAGCGGATTCCCGATAGACTTGTTAATACTGTCAAGGCGAGCAATAGGCCGCTGGTGTGGGATGTGGTAGATGCCTATCCGCAGCCGAATTCGTGGAACCGCGATTAGTGTATGGCATGGCTCCACGGAGAACTGCGCAGAATTCAGCCTGACGCCGTTGTCTGGCCGACCGAGCGGATGATGCGAGATGCGGGCTTCTCCGGTCCACAAATCGCTTTGCCGCATCACGCTTGGGAAAGGTATCAAGCGTCTGACGTGAGCGAACAGGTGCGAATTGTTGGCTACGAGGGCGCTGAAAACTACCTTGGACGCTGGCGAGCGATTGTGCAGCGAGAATGCGACAAACGCGGATGGGTGTTTCAGATCAACGGCGATATGCAAAACGCCGATATTGGAATTGCTCTCCGAGATGGCGAAGGCTATGCGCAAAAGAATTGGAAGCCGGGCACGAAGTTGGCCAACATTCAGGCACTAGGTATTCCGGCGCTATGCAGTCCAGAAATGGGGTACCGCGAAATCGCCAACGGTTCCGAGCATTGGATCGAAACGGCGGATGATGTGGCGATTGCATTCTCTGCACTCGAATCATCCTGCGCGCGGGAAGTCATTCAGGGTTTCTAGGCGCGCAGCATCCTAACACTGAAATCCATTGCGGCGAGGTATAAGGAATGGCTTTACGGGCTGGCGTTGAGATTCTGACGCATCCCGAGGATTCGGCGAGCGCACGGACAATCCTTGGTGCGATGTGCAGTGCTAGTCCCATACCATGCATGAACTCGTCTGGATATTCTGGCAAGCATGATTTCTTGATGTTATGGGGCTATGGAAGGCCGGGAAACGCGTAGACTGTGCGAAGGCATGTTAAGCGCGGTGGTCGAGCGGTCTTATGGGATCTGGGATATTTCGGCGACCGCAAAAGCTATGCGCGATTGAGCATTGATCGGTGGCATCCGTAGGCATGGCTTGACTGGGCGCCGAATGATAATTCACGTTGGCGAACGCTGAATATTCAGCTTCGGAATGACGCGAACCATTCCGGTCATATAATTGTCATCGGTATGGGTAAGAAATCGCGATAGTTTCTCGGGGTGGATGGATGGGAGCTTCGCAAGGCCATCGAATTACGCGAGCGGTTTCCCGGTCGGTAGATCATCATCCGACAGAAGCGTGATCCGGCTCCAATTGAGCAAGCATTGCAAGGCGCATCGCTCGTTGTTTGCCGACATAGCAATTGCGCGGTTGATGCCGTAATTGCTGGCGTGCCTTTCGAGTGCGAAGACGGGGCGGCGCAATGGCTAGCCGGAAAGGAATTCACGCCCGAGAACCGCGCGAATTTTTTGAATCGGCTCGCATGGTGGTAGTGGAGGGCAGATGAGGCGGCACAAGCCTGGAAATTCATTTTGAAGGTAACGGCATGAAAATCAACATCGGCTGCGGTTCGCGGGTCATGGACGGATGGTTCAACTGCGATATTGCGCGCGATCCGAATGCGCCGCGCGATCCGGAGATGCTCTGTGATGCGAAGTAGGTTCCGCTGAAAGATGGCTGCGCAGATGTTGTGCAAGCGATCCATTTATTTGAGCATTTTCATAGATGGCATGCGGAAGAGGTCTTGCGCGAATGGTGCCGTCTGCTGAAATCCGGCGGTCAGTTAACCCTCGAATTGCCTAATCTGGTGAAATGCTGCGAGAACTATCTAAGCGGTCGAAAACGTGGCGGAAAAGATCCGGATCAGCTCGCGCGGTGGGGAATTTATGGCGATCCGCGCACAGGCAATCCTTATATGTGCCATCCGTGGGGCTATGCTCCCGATGAAGTGATTGCGCTATTGCTCGCCAATGGATTCAAGAGCGCCAAGGAAGTGCCGACGCAATACCATCCGGCGGGGCGTGAACATCGCGATATGCGCATCGAGGCGATCAAGGAATGAATCCGCTGCGCGTCTATATCGGTTTTGACGCTCGCGAGCCGGAAGCGTATCGCGTGGCTGAATCATCGCTTCGTAAGCACGCGTCAGTTCCTGTCTGCGTCACGCCGCTGCATGCTGATAGGTTGGCGTCATGCGGTCTACTGCGACGCATGTAGGATCGTCGCGGGGCAATCTACGATCTGCTAAGCAATGCCCCATGCTCCACAGACTTCGCCATTTCCCGTTTCCTTGTTCCGCACCTTGCGCAAACTGGCTGGGCGCTGTTCGTGGATTCAGACGTTGTGTTCCTTGATGACGTGGCAGAGTTATTCGCCCAAGCCGACGACAGTAAGGCTGTCATGGTTGTGAAGCATTCGTAGCCGGAAACCGGCGGTCTGAAAATGGATGGTCAATCGTAGCTGCATTACGACAGGAAGAACTGGTCGAGTGTGATGCTAATAAACGCAAATCATCCAGCGAATCAGCGGCTGAGCCTGCAAGATGTGAATGAACGTCCAGGACGCGATCTGCACCGTTTCTATTGGCTGCACGATTCTGAGATTGGGATGCTGACTCCGGATTGGAACGTCTTGATTGGGGTTCAGGAAAAACCATTCTTCCCGAAGCTTGCACATTTTACGCTGGGCGGTCCATTCCTGTCGAACTGGAAGGGCGCAGAGCACGATGAAATCTGGCTGGAGGCGGCGCGCTGATGTTTCCGCCAGTTTTCAGTACCGCCGTCGCCGCGTCCGCCGTCACCGCATTACTCGGCACGAATCCGACACGCCTATATCTTTTCGGCGAAGCTCCGCAGGGCGTAGCAAAACCCTATGCCGTCTGGCAAACCGTCGCCGGCTCATCTGAAAATTATCTCGGTACGCTACCAGATATCGATCATTGGGTTGTATAGGTCGATGTGTACGCAGATACCGCCTCAAGCGCTCGCGCGGTTGCGTAGGCATTGCGTGACGCATTTGAGAGCAAAGCATACATGACGGACTGGCTCGGAGAATCGCGCAGCACGGACACGCTGAATTATCGGTACGGTTTCATGCTGTCATGGTGGAAGCCGCGCTAACGAATCCGGGGAGCGCTCTCCGGCTAACTCCGCAATAATGCGGAATCTTTCAATCATCTAGATGAGGTATCAAAATGGCGGTCTTGACCCGTGGCACCTAGCTCTATTTCGTAAATCCCGCGACCCATGCGGTCGTCGAACTCTACTGCGTGAAAACGCTTGATCCGGGTGGCGCGCAGCGCGGCTAGGTCGAAACGACTTGCCTCAATGCTCAGTCGCGCTCGTATCTCCCCGGCCTGCCGACTCCTGGCTAGGCTACGCTGACGATCGATTTCGATCCGCGCCAGGCGAGTCATGTCCTGTTCCATGATCTGTATGTCTCTGGCGATACACTTCATTTCGCGCTTGGCTGGTCTGACGGCACCGCGCCGCCGACCGTGAATTCTGCGGGTGAATTTGTTTTCCCGACGACACGCACATGGTTGTCGTTCGATGGATTCATCCAGAACTGTCCGTTTAACTTCCAGGTTGATCAAACCGTGCAGTCGAGCGTGCAGATTCAGGTATCCGACTTCCCGGACCTTCTCGCGAAGACCTGAGAATGGCTGACGCGGTTGATGTTCGCGGATTGGAGGGGGCGCTTGATTTGCTCAAGAGCCTCCCTCAAGAGCTTGTCTCAAGCAGGGGCGGCGTCGTGCTGTCCGGTCTGAGGAAGGGCGCAACGATTGTTCGCAAAGCATGGCAGGCGGAAGTCCAGCGCATGGTTGATGAGCCGAATATCGCAGGGCGTTACAAGGATATCGGTTTGTATAAGAAATCCATCGGAGCCAAGCGCGTCAGTAATCCAAAGAAGTATGGGGCGGATGAAATGGTACGTGTTCGCGTTAAGGCTGGCACGTATCCAGACGGTGATTCTGTCGCAATGGTCGCCGGTATTCTTGAGCATGGCGATGAGCATATGGTCGCCAAGGCTCCTTTCAGCAAGGCTACGGAAGGCATAGGACAAGCCGTTGCTGATGCGGTTGTGCAAGGCATAAATGACGGCATCCAAAAGACAATAAAGAAACTCGACCCAACGGCTTAACCCAACGGCAAAAGCGGTTCATCGGGCGCGCGGCCTCTACGCTGTTCGCCGTGGCGCAAGTCGCGCGACCCGTCCCGCAAAGCAAAGGTGATTTATGGAACTGATTCAGAAAACTCTCAAGTACAAGGGCAAGGAAGAGCAGGTTTACTTCAAGGAACTGACCGCCGGCCAGCGGCTAAGCCTGCTCAAAGGACAGCGCATCTAGACGCATCCGGGCGACGAAAAGGCCACGATCGAAATTGACCTTGGTGATAATCTCGAACGCAATCATCGTTTGGTTCAGATGACGCTGGTAACTGCGGAAGGCATTCTGGTCTATCGCACTATTAGCGAACTACAAAGCGAATCCGATGCGAAGGTGCGTGCACTGGTCAAGCTGGCGTCAGAAGTCCATAAGGACGATGACGAAGAAAAAAACGACTAAGCGGTAATCCGCAGCTTCGGTTCCTTTGCCGACTTGCCCTGACGTTTCGCAGGCCACTTCATGAAGTCATGGACTGGCCTGCGTCCCATATTGATTTGTGGGCACAATATCTCGGCAAGGAACCGTCGCCGGATGACCGCATGGAAATCCAGATGGCCGCGCTGTAGGCGCTCTATATCAACTCGCATAAACGCGAGGGCGATCCAGCGAAACGCATCGATGAATTCCTCCTATTCCGCAATGCTTGGGGCGATGCTCCGCAGCCGGAATCCTCACTCTCTGATCTGCTAACCGAATTCGGGCACCATAACAAGGCGCGATAATGGCAACGATTGTATTTGACCTGAAGGCGATTACCGGGACGTTTACTACCGACTTCTAGCGCGCCTCGAAAGAGGCGCAGAAGGCGATGAAGGAAATCCGCGACTCGATCAACGAGACGGCGGCTGGAGCGAAAGAGGGTCTTCTTGATGCGGTGAAATCGCTAACCGGCCTGAGTGCTGGCTAGCTCGGTCTTGGCGCACTCGCTGCCGGCTTGGGCGAAGTGACAAAGCAAGCGATCGAGACTGGCGACAAGCTCAACAAGATGGCGCAGAAGGTCGGCGTTGGCGTCGATTCTCTCCAGGGCTTGGTCTATGCCGCATAGCTTTCAGACGTTGGCATCGAATCACTCGGGTCTGGGCTTGAGAAATTCAACAAGGCGATATCTGCCGCTGCGGGCGGTAGTAAGGAATAGGCAGCAGCGTTTGCGTCTATTGGCGTTAGCCTCAATGATGCGAACGGAAAACTTAAGCCTACAGCGCAGCTTGTGTCAGAGGTATCGGACAAATTCAAAGGGTTCACGGATGATGCGAACAAGACGGCGCTGGCAATGGCGCTATTCGGCAAATCTGGCGCCGAACTAATCCCATTTCTGAACACAGGAAGCGAGGAAATCGCAAAGCTCTCCAAGGAAGCAAAGCAACTTGGCCTTGATTTCGCCTCAATCGCGAAGCCGTCAGAAGAGTTCAACGACAATTTGACGCGCCTCAAGGGTGCGGCGGTTGGCCTGGGCGTAGACATCGCCAAAGAATTGTTGCCGGTGATGATCGCGGCAGAGGAAAAGGTACTTGAATTCATTAAGTCCGCGCGCGAGGACGGAACGATCCAGCGTTTCGCAAGCGCGATAGGCGTCCTGGTGGACAATTTTGACAAGTTCGCCGTCATCATTGGTTCGCGCATCGCATTTAGCGTTATTGCTCAGGGCTTTACTCTCATTACTGGCACGATAGCCTCTATGGGCGCCGCGGCGACCGTGACGGCTGGATCGCTTTAGCTGATGAATGGCTCACTCCTTTCCGTGAAAAGCGGCTTGGCCGTTGTTACTGCGGCCGTCTCTGGCTGGGAGTTCGGAAAATACCTTGAAGAAAACTTCTTGGAGGCAAAGCTTGGCGGCATTGCGCTTGTCGATGGCATTCTAAGCGCGTGGGAGCGCATTAAGCAGGGCGCTCAAGTTTCGTGGCTGTATGTCGAAAAGGTAGTCTCTGACTCAATCGACAACATCAAGCTCAAGATCGCCTCCTTACTCGATGACGCGGCAAAGATCGCGCAATACGGCGGCAATCTCGCCCTTGCCATTCAATTTGAGGGGCTTTCTCAGGCGATCAGCAAAACCGTTGGTTCTAGCCGTGATTACGCGAAAGAGATTTCAGACGTAAATACGCAGTCTGACAAGGCCGTTTCGGCCATTCACGAAACAACTTCCGCTATGGCTGATGATGCAATAGCCGCCTTCAAGGCCGGTGGCGCGCATAAGGTTGCCGCTGATGCGGTGAAAGATGCGGGAGATAAGGCGAAACAGGCAACGCCAAACTTCAACGGCCTTGCGAAGGCCATGACCGACGCAGAAAAGCAGGCTGAGAAGCTTGCTAAGGACGGAGTTGAGCTTGCCTCGTTTCTTGATCAGTTGTCTTCCAAAACTGCAGATAAGCATACGAAGGCATGGGCGGAATACGGTGCAGCAATCGAAAAGATTAATGCCCTTTCCGCTAAATTCATCAAGGATGGAATGGATCAGGCCAGGGTCCAGCAATTCATATCAGACGCGACCCAACTCGCAACCCGTTCATTGCGCGAATAGACAGATGCAAACGAGAATCTTCTTCATGTCTTTGGCGATCTCGATACGCAAATAGCGCAAGAAACTCAGACGCTGGGGCTGAATTCCGACCAGCGAGATATCGTGAATGCCACGATTAAGGCGTAGGCGGAAATCTCAAAAGCACTTGAGGGCGTAATGGGGCCATTGACTCAGGCGCAGCAAGACGAAATTGATGCAGAGCTTGGGCGCGTGTAGTCACTTGAGTTGCTGAAACAAGAAACAAAGCGCGGCGAAGAGGCGGCGAGAGACTGGCAAAATGTCTGGAAAACTGCGGGCGATGGATTGGCGAACACCTTTGCTAGCATTCTGGTCAATGGCGGCTCACTATTCGATGGCCTTGTTAACCTGGCCAAGCAAACCGTCTAGGCGATCATTGAATACTTCGCCAAGCTCGCGGTCATCAATCCGATTCTGAATGCAATTTTTGGCGGCGGCCAATCTGCAGGATTCAATCTGCTGCCGACGCTGGGTAGCGCGATTGCGGGCGGCGGTGGCGTTGCCGGTGGTTCAACCGGCATATCGTCGATCTTCTCCGCGTCGTCATGGGTCAACGCAGGTAAGAATCTCTGGTCGGGATTCAGCACCTTTTGGAATGGTGCTGGCGGTAGCGGTGTCGGCGGCAACTTCATGGGAAACTTTGTCACCGACAACGGCTCAACGACCTGGACGAATAGCGGGCTTGGGAGTGCAATTGGCATTGCGGGCGGCCTCTATGCTGGCTATAACAGATACTAGAGCGCTGGCGGCGGCCTCGCCGGCCTCGCAGGAGGGGCGGCGTATGGCGCGGGCACCTATGCCCTTGCCGGCGGCCTCGGCTCGCTTGCCGCGGGCGGTGGATTTGCTGCTGGCGTATCTGGCGCGTTCGCGGCAGTTCCCGTGGTGGGCTGGATTGCATTGGCCGCAATGGCCATTGACATGCTCTCTGGCGGAAACCTGTTTGGCACGGCCGCGAAGCCTACGGGCAATACGACTTAGAACATTGTTCTCGGTCAGGAGAGCGTATCTGTACAAAATCA